GCATTGCAAAAATAATTGATGAGGCCGATACATTTGACATTCGGCAATCTCAAACTGTCACCTATTCAAAAACAGAATCACAATTGTGGGATATGATTTTGAATAAAATGCACCCAATATGGGTAAGTCAAGGCATGGTTGAAAATAGAACCATATTCTCGAGCACTGCAGAAGTTACAACACGATTTAGCGTTGTGCCTGTTGGCTCTCAAAGGTCTCAAATAATTCAAGAACAGCGTGACGAATACGCTGCCGGATTTACTACTCGAAGTAGGGCTATTCAGGCCCTCAATCCGCAGATGACCTATGCTCAAGTTGAAGAACTCGAACGTGACATAGATGAAGAGCGTGGAATAAATCTTGAAGCCAGAGAAGGCGAAGCAGGCCCAATTGAAACTCAAGAGGATAACGATGGCGCAGCAGAAAGAACAAATTGACATAACCGGATACGGCTTAAACTCGGAGCAACGGGAACAGGTTGCCGATTTAGTCGTTGAACGGATTGTTAACCGCACTGTCAAAGACAACGTTGACTGGCGTGGCAAAAAATTTCCAGCATATTCTGATGAATATAAAGCCAGTTTAGATTTTAAAATTGCTGGTAAAGGCAAGAGAGTTGACCTTCAATTGTCTGGAGATATGCTAGCAGCACTCAAGATTTTAAAGGTAACTCAAAAATCAATCCTTGTTGGTTACGATAAAGGCACAGAAGAAAACGCAAGAGCCGAAGGCAACATTCTTGGAAGCTATGGCGGCGATCCAAACCCTAAAAAGGCTCGGGATTTTCTTGGCATAACTGATAATGAGTTATTAAAAATCATTAAATATGTAAAGAAAAACGTATGAGTAAAGCACGCCTCCAACTTGCTGCAATCGTTAAGAGAATAGAAAAATCCGTTAACGATAATTTGACTAATGAAGTTCTAGGAGAGCTCGGACTTAAGGCTGTTGAAATTGTCAGAAAAAGAACAAGGCTTGGTTATGGAGTCACAAAGCAATTTGGGCAGCGTGGTAAATTAGCACCACTAAGCCCTAATTATGTCCAACAAAGGCGCATGTTCAACCAACTTGCGGCTTATACAACTCCAAAGAAATCAAACCTAACACGCACCGGGCAGATGCTTGAGAGCCTTGGTGTCACCGTAAAAGGAACCACGGTTATCATCAGGCCCGAAGGCGTAAGAACTGACGGCAAAAGAAATGAGGACGTTGCGAGGTGGAACCAAAATGGCGCCGTGGGCCAAAGAAAAGATGGCTCGTTGTGGGTTAGGCCAGAGCGTATTTTCTTAAATATATCTGGTAACGAATATAACCAGCTTTTAAGATTCTATCGCAAAACGTTTGGGGATTTGCTAAGAAAAAGAAAAGTGATATAATTTTTAATAGTTTTAACCAAGGATGGAAATATGAACGAGCAGAAAGTCCCTGAGGGACAATCTGGTCAGCTTGAAGCTGCATCAGAGAATCAAGAGCAAAGTAAGTCTACCATTTCTTATGATACGCACCGGAAGCTACTTGACGAAAAGAAAAAGCTGCAAGCACAACTTGAAGCCTTATCCGTCAAAGAAAGAGAACGTGAAGAAGCTGACGCAAAAAAGCGTGGCGACTATGAAACGTTGCTGAAAGTTCGTGATGAGGAGTTGAACCGTGAACGCAAAGAGAGGCAGGAGCTATCCGAGCGAATTTCTCACGGCCTAAAGATGAACTGCGTAATCGACGCTCTGGGCGGTATCGTTGACCAAAAATGGTATAAACTGATTGATACATCAGAAGTAGCAATCAATCCAGAATCTGGTGAAGTTGACATGATGACCGTTGCAAGAGTGGCTGAGTCACTTAAAAAACAATGGCCAGAAATGATTCAGAGAACCGCAAAGCTACCAGCTACAGCACCTCAAGGGCTTAATGGCGGCGCAGGAAAAATTACTGAATCAGAGTGGAAAACTTTAACATCAACTTCCGATATGAAAAAATGGAAGCGAGATCAGATTGTTTGGGGACAATAAACAAATAATAAAATTTAGGGAGTCCAAATCATGGCAAGTACAAATCTAACCGACGTACAATATCAAGTACAAAAATACTGGTCACCGATGGCTACTAAGCAATTGCGTGAAAGTCTTTTGCTCGGTTCCATTGTTAATAAAGAATATAGCGGCGAAATCGTCAAAGGTGGCGACCAAGTTCGTGTTTACAGCGTCAACGCTCCAACGGCAACTACTAAAACTGTAGGCGCTGTTGACAGCAACACATTCTCTCCATCTGCAATCTCAACAAGCTACGTTGACGTAAAAGCTGATAAGCACGTCACGGCGGCCTTTGAGTTTGCTGACGAAGTAGAGCTAATGTCTTTGATTGACCGTGAAAATCCTGAGGTTATGCAATCTCTAGTTTTCTCGGTTGAAAAAGCTGTCAACGCTGCTTTGTATACTGCTCTAGTACCTTCTGCAGCTGCTCCTGATCACCAAATTGTAAAAGCCACTATGGACGCTTCTGCATTGCTTGACGTTCGTAAGCTTTGCTCTGCTGCTAAGTGGGATCAGCTAAAGGGCTGGTACGGTCTTCTTGATCCAAAGTATTACAGCGATGTACTTGCTTCTCAGACGCTTGTTAGCTCTGACTTTGGCGCTGCTGATACTCCAGTAATCGGCGGACGTGTTGGCCTTCGTCGTTACGGAATGCAACTAGCAGAAGACAATTCTTTGGCAGAAGGCACAGCGTTCTTCCTGCATCCAGATGCACTTTTGATGGTCATGGCGAAAGATATGGCTATTAAAGTTTCCGATCTTCACCCAACTGGTAAGCATGGCATTTTGATGTCTGTTGACCTTATTTTCGGTGTAGTTCTTGGAATCGAAGGCGCTAAGAAGTGTATTAAAGTCACTACTGCCTAATTAAAATCATGAGAGGGGGGCTTCGGCCCCTCTCTTTTGGTGGAGTATTTTCATGATAGCTTTTGATTCTCTTAACCCATACGACACCATGGGCTATATTGTTGGGCGTGATCCCGGTGATCTTATAAATAAATTGCGTGAAATTAGAACACCGATTAAGATTCATTTTATTGTTCAACAAGGTTCCAATCATGTTGCCTATTTCACGGGCGACGTAAGAACAAAAAAGGTTGAATCTGATGTCACTACCGAAAACGCTCCAAGACAGAGAGTACGAAAAGTTTGACGTAAATGATGACGGTGAAGTCATCGTTCGAACTTCTCTTACGGGCGATATAACCGGTGAGTTCACGCCTACTGGTCTTAAAAATGGCGGGCGAGTAACAGAGGTTACTTTATCAGATTCGGCGTGGACAGCTTTACCACCGAGCGGGGCGCTTTTGAACCGTAACGCTATAAATATTCAAAACTATTCTGGTTCTCAAATCAAAATAAATTACGTTTCTAATGTTGGCTATATAGGCACTCTTATTAACGATAACTCAGAGCGCAACTACGATATAACCGAGCACATTCAACTCTATGCCCGTGCTGAAGTTGGAGCCCCGGTAATCATTCTTGAGGAAATTAGTTAATGGCTTTTGTAGTTCCAGTTACAGCGGGAAGCGATTGGCATTGCGGCTGGTCTACGATACCATTCAACTCGATTGTCAAAATAATTGAAAATAGAATTTCTGTCACCTTCGGGCCTTTAGAACTTGAAGGCACTTTGTTTCTTGAAGGCACTTTAATTCTTGAGGCTTGAATATGTCTAATAGTAAAATTCGTTGGACAGCCATACCGGAACCCGAATCACCTCCATCAAACCGAGTGATGATGTGGTATGATGAAGACGATCAAATCTTTAAAATTAAGCGTGATAATGGCGTTGCGGAAGCATTGGCTGGCGGTACAATTGTAGCTAACACGGAAAAACTTCTGTGCGTTGTGCGCAACCAAACAGGCTTTACAATACCCAAAAAGACAGCGGTATATATTTCAGGGGCCAGCGGCAATAGGCCGCTTGTTAGTTTATCTATAGCCTCAACAGAAGCTGGAAGCTCTAAAACTTTCGGCATTACTCAGCAAGACATTCTTCATAACGGTACTGGTTATGTCGTCGTCGAAGGGCAATTGACTACAGTTAACACAAGCATGTTTACCGAAGGCCAAGCCCTTTACTTATCTCCAACCGTTCCGGGCGGGCTAACGACAACCAAGCCAAGTGCACCCAACCATATGGTGTTTTGTGGTTACGTCGTCAGGTCTCACAATATTGACGGTATTATTGAAGTTAAGATTCAAAACGGGTTTGAACTTCAAGAGTTACATAACGTAGCAATTACGAGCCCGGCAAATGGCGATCTTTTACAATACGAATCTGCAACTGGACTTTGGAAAAATGTCACATCGTCATCTATTGCCGGCAAGGTTTTTAAAGTAGAATATTTCACGCTAGACGCTAACCAAATAAGTGAAAAAGAAGTTGGCTTGCAACATACTCCAAGCGACGCAACAAGCGTTATGCTTGATGTAATAGGTTCGAC